GGTACAATCAGCAGCTGAGTAACTTTTAAGACCTATTATTCTGAGAGTTTTGAGTTTCTTTTGAATGATGGTGGATAAGGAGAATTGCCCAAAACATAATCGACATAGCGTAAGATTTCGGGATCAATCTCACGAACATCACGTCCCTCACTTTCAGAGTTGTAATACTCCCAAGAACCATATTTCTCAGGTGAGTACCAGAAATCCTCCCAATCTTTTGGTGAGTTTGTAACGTCTTTGGTCATCACCAGATCTCCGTGAATCGTTTGTGTGTTACCTTAGACATTCTACCTTGTTTGAGCATGTTATCGCAAACACGACAGAAAACTTGAAACTTTTCTTCACGAGTGAGAGTATCTGCTCCATTGCATTGTTTCATCACACGGAGCATTTGTGCTTTGGAAGTAATCATTGTGGGTTGTCAGATAGGTTGATGAAACTTTGGAAGGTAACGATAGTCAATAGACTTGATGCACCAACCTACTGCATTTGTAATCTCTTCAACTAAATCTTCTTCATCGTAAGCTTCCCAGGTTGTTGACAATGTTTCGTCAATAATTTCTTGACAATCTTCATCCGTCATTTCTTCAGTATCAAGAATGTCGGAATCAAAATCAAAATCAATTTGTGTAACACGGAATTGCATTGGTTTGTAGATAGAAAGTTTACGAAGTTGACGATTGGTATCAGAGAACATAATCAGAGATACAGGAACGAACCGTAAGCATCACAAATATGGGGATTATCTGCCAGTTGAGTGATCAGATAGCGGACACCTTTTGCAGGTGCTTTGTATGATGCAGGTTTGTAACATTCGCCAGAGTTCTTATCCACGAACATCCAGCAAGAACGCCCATTAACTCTCTCGTTTAGTGCAAAACATTCGGAGACACGATAAGACCAGACTTTGATATACTTACGACCAACTTCATACTCAAGTTGAGTATAAACAGAGCGACTGGATTCGATCGCGTTGACTTTCCAATCATTGTTGAGCATTTCAAGCAGACATTCGGTCAAATACTCTGCTTTGTATTGTGGAGCACAGAAGGTCATGGTTTGGTTGATTGCTTATACTACTGGTACAATCAGGAGCTGAGTAACTTTGAAATCAGACAGATTGCAGGTACTGATTGTAAAGAATGTCCTCAAACAAATATGCCTCTTCTTCTCGTATCTTATCATCAGTGATACCATTTTCGTTCTGCATCACATGCACAAGTTCATGCAACAATGTAATGGTAAAATCTTTCTCACTCAGATCATTGTGAATCTGAATGAATTGCTCATCACCATTCTCTTCAGTGAATCCAAAAGCATTGTCATCAGTCAGGTCAGTGTGAAATACCTCAACATCTGACTTGACATCATACAACTCACGAAAGAAATCGTAGACCTTGAATGCGAGTTTTGTGTGTTGTGATTTGCCTGATACAAATAGCATCAGTTTCCTCCATTCTTACACTACTGGTACAATCAGGAGCTGAGTAACTTTCTCAGGACCAACTTTTCTGAATGGTGAAGTTTGCACGAGAGAATGTGGGTCGGTCAACAACTTTGAACACACCATATTGGTTGCTGATGACATAACCTTCGTGTTGAGATTCTTCATCACCAATCTTACAATCAATCAGATCGTCTTCAGTGATGTACCAAAAGAGATCATCCTTCATAGTTGCAACCAACTTCCACAATCTGATGAGATTGATGTCACAATCGTTTTTTTGTGCAATTTCATTCTCGTCAACCTCATAACCATCACGGATGCAGTCGTTGATGGATTTTTTGATTTTTGTTGCTTGCTTGGCGTCCACAAACTCACATAGTGTGGACATTTGCTTGGCAAACAAACTCATATCGTACAGATCCTCACGATAAGGATGCAACTTGACTTCAGGTTGCACAATCTTACAGTACATCGTATCAGTGATTCTGAACTTTAAGGGGTGAGCAACAGCATCACGCAGATCCTTATCAGCAGTGTAATATGTGTGAGGAGCAATGATGATGTTCTCTCGGATTACCTCAGGGAACGTGTAAGTGATCGTATTGGGGCAAAAAGTATCGTCACCGCCAAACCCAATAAAATCACCTTGAATAATCCCACCGACATCAGGAAGGTAATCAAGACAATGGTGTAATATGTCAGCAACAGACCCAGAATGATTCCGATCAATGTCAGTATGCGTTTCATTGATTTTGATTTTGATTTTGTTGAAGACAGATTTTGTCCCTACAAACTTGTTACCAGTTGCAGGGTTAATGCCCCACACAATCGCAGGAGCACCATCCATTTTGGTGCTGATGTGACTGTCTGGTGCAGCGAACCAATCGAGAACAGAGAGATCACCAGTGAGAATGGCGTCCTCTGGATGTTGTAGATGTGTGTTCTTCATAATACTGGGACAATCAGGAGCTGAGTAACTTTAATTGGTAGACAATCTCAAAAATCATAAACATTTAACTTTCACATGAACGATTCCAGTCCGACTTGTTTTCCAAAATAATAATCATATTCTAAGGCATTTGCACACACAAAGTGTGGATGAGTGGTAGAAACTCCTACTTTTTTGCACATCTCCGCGTGATTATCTGGCATAAGTTCTACTGCATACAACATATTATCATTGATATGGGACAATGAATGATATTTCAATAATTCTTTCTGCAATGCCAATAGAAAGTTCCCTGACCCTGCCGAGTTGTCAATAAAAGTGCTTTTTTCATTTTGTAGGATAGATTCTGGGATTTGTGATACCATCTCAGCACAAAGTTCTGCGGGTGTGAATACCTCACCTGTCATATCAATACGATCATCAGACCGCACAATCTCCGACCCTAAGTTTTTATTGTGCTGATTCTTTTTAGACATAAAAAAGAGACAGAATACTGCCTCAATGATAACATATTAGAGAGTAAAATTCAAGCGCGAATCAGTGTGAGGAGAGCATCAAGTTTTGAATCGACAGAATCACAGAATCGCTCAGAATCAATCTCCTGCGCAACCTGAATCACAAGGTCGGTGAGATGGTATGATCCAGACTGACCAGGTTTTGTGTTGTCAAGGTTTTCAAGCAAACATGCCTGGAACATAATGCTGTCACCAGTGTGCCTGCTATTAGGAAATTGCTGCTGAAATGCGTTACGAACAAACAAGCGATTGTCGTTCTGAAGATATGCCTTGACAATGCAAGTAACCTCTTCACGGGTGTAGGGGATGCGACCAGCAGCAGCACGGGCAGACAAGAACCGACTCTGCTGAGTCTTGGTCAAACGGCGGTATGCTGCCTCACCAATGCGCTGACCCATCCTGTACTCTGTGCGACGACCCTTAACGGTGACAGAAAAGGGGCGGATGACTTGGAATTTCATAGTGGGTTCCGTTGACTCTTTAATCATACATCGGGGCAGACCCTATAGCAAGGGGGGTGTGACACTTATTTTCTGTCACACCATATCGGGGATCATTTCAAAAATTCTGGCACTATTGCTAAATCCAGATTTTAACCCTTTCATCAGTGTCACAATCTCATCTGATTTTAGGTACTCAATCAATCTCAGACTCTCCTCATCTGATTTTGTTTTTAGCATAATCATACTCTCACTTAAGCAGGTATCTGACTCCTTTACAGACATCTTATCAAATCCCTCCCATCTTGAATTGTAGTTCATAATAACACCATACTCATTCAATCCGATTGTTGGTGTTGATAACGTATTGCGAATAATTGGTGTTTCACCTTTACCCATAATCTCAACAATTCTCGTGCCATCATTGTCGTTGATTTGATGTCTGGGAATTTTGCCTCTCAAATAGCGGTACATCATGTTATCATCAACAGATGCAACATAATTTGGATTGTTCAACTTAATAACCGAATCTTTTGTCAAGAGCTTACTCACAACTGTACCATCCTCATAGGTGATAACAGTCTCACCACAATACTTACAGTCCCAGTCAATAACACAAGTAACTGTGTTTTGAATAGTTGGGAACGTACTTTTATCTACATATGTAATCGACCTCAAGCGATTACCAGCAAAGAGTTGTTGTTTGAACTTAGAATTAACCTTACTAAGTTCTTTTGCACGAATGATCAGTTTGACTCTCTTACTAAGAGTCATACATTTAAGTGTAAACTTATCATCTAAACTTTTACCACTACCACCAACGTCAGCACAATTAGTCTGAGATCTATCAGAGTATGGAGGATTGCCAAGACTTACATCAAAATACATATTTTCTATTTGGTTATCAGTGAGCAAGGTAACGACGTTCAGACCGGAACTGATTGCAATATCACCCTTAGGAAAATACTTATACGACTTTTCAGTATATAGATTGGTATATCCCTTAGAGATAAGATAATCACAAATCCGACCATGTGCATCTTTTGTCACATATATTTTAGCATCTTTTTTCACATATTTCAATATACCATCACACATATCCATCAGAAACTCTCTATTAGGAATGCGATATATTTCGTCCACTTTCTTCTTGTCCTTCCCTTCCTTTCTTACAGGACTCTTATCATATTTACGCTGAAAGTCTATGTAATAATCATCTTCTTTCTTCGCCTCTGTCATCATTTGAAGAATAGATTTATCCCAATCTTTCATGGTAGGGTGCATGATCATCTCATGCGAACCATAACCAGGATAATCACTAAGTTCTTTTACCCACCCATACTTACGCATGAGTTGACGAATATCATTATCAGAGATGTCAGGATGTACGTCAATATATTGTAAAAGTTCTGGTTTTTCTGGGCACTTACTATAATCCCTATCCCCCCATCTAACAAGAAACTTTCCTTTAACTATCCAACCACGAGCAGGATCTGTTTGCCCAATAAAGACAGCATATGGATAATCTCCACTCTCTGCTAATTTAATATATGCAGGAAACTGCATCATATAAATTCTATTATTCTTTCCTATTTCAGGAGGTCCAGAATAATCAGGATTTGTAATTTGAATCGTCTCTACTAAGGGATTCATATTAAAGAAAGTAATTAGAAGGGTTTATATTGTGGGTTAGGGGTGTTGCTGTTAATTGGTTAATCTTTCATATGATAATACCGGGAGCAAATTTTTTCTCATATTCTAATAATAACTGAGGAGCAACAATTAAATTTGACTCTAATTTAAGAGTTCTATCTTTCCATGCACGTTCTGTACTGTAAGAATACAAATCTATGCCAGCAGAAATATATTGCTGGTCCGTAGTAACTTTAACAATATATTTTCCACGTCTGTTGTCAATGCCCTCCAAACTTAGTCGATTATTCTCCTTGTAAAAAACATCAATAGTAGAGCAACACATCACAAACCAGTTGCGAAATGTAGAGAAGTCACAAAAATTTTCATAGTTGTCCAACATGCAATGATATGTATTTTGTGGACGAAAGCAATGATCTTTCGTTGGTTTGTATTTCTTGTTTTCTTTTATTTTCTCAAATGCGGTTTTTGTAATCAATCCTGTTGGAATAGAGCAAGAATGAACTAGATCGTAAAAAGGTCTAGCGGTAGCCCTTACAACATCTTTGTCATTTCGATTATTCCGCCACCGACTAATGACAGAAGGATTCATAAAATCATCATAACAACGCTCTGCATAGATTTCAATCTTTTTTGCACTAGATGGTTTAATTTCAGATAACCTATCCAGTGCATGTTCCATTGTGATAATAGAATTTTGCATGATCAATTAGCGGCGAATCTCAGAGATAGCAGGTTGACCCTGATTGAATACGACATCAACAACTGCCTGAACCTTGCGAGCGGTGGAAATACCAACAGCATCGTAGGTTGGTACACAAACCAGTCCAAACGTCTTCTGATCACCTCCTAGACGTATCACACGACCGATTGACTGACTGATGCCAATATAGTCCATGTTACGCATAAACACAACTGCCTCTAATCCATTGACATTGATACCTTCAGACAGGATACTGTGGTGGATGCAGACAAACTTCTTGTCAGGATCACGACCCCAAGCGTTCAGCGTATCGAAGAACTTCTCACGGTCAACCTTCTCACCATCAACGATTGCACCAGTCTTGGATGTGATTGTCATCCAAGAATAACCACGTTGAGCGAGTTCAGTACAGAACTGTGACTGAGAGATAAGATTGATAATCTGTTGAGTTGTGCGAGCACAGATCAGAGTCTTGCTGATGTTGTTGTCATCAATCGTTTCCAACAGATTATCACAGTCATCAGCAAATACAACCTTACGACCTTTGATCATAGGCAACTTCTTAACTACAACTTTGGGAGGAAGAATGTATCCACCCTCAACCAACTCAGGAGCAGGAACATTGACCAGCACCTGACCATAAACAGAACCATCATTCATGCCTGGTTTAGATACAGTCAGACTGTGCTTTGGTGTCGCAGTAAAGAAGTAGCAACGGTCAGATTCATTGCTGAAGTATTCAGTTGCAGGGAAGAAGTTGCGTTTGACGCTGTTATGTGCCTCGTCAAAGTATATGTTGTTGACTTCAATATCTGCCTGACGAATACGATCAAGAGAATTATATGTGGTGAAGATAATCAGGTTCTCACCAGCAGTGCGAGCACAGTTGGCAAACAGTGCAATCTTTTCTGGTTTAGTTGTGCTGAAGTGATGAGTTTCACCACTGTGAACGTGCATGATATGAGTATAAGAACAATCAATCAGTTCCATAAACTCACTGCAAAGTTGCTCTGCAAGGAGAATACGAGGAGCAACAACAACAGTGGTAATACCAGACTGACTGTTGTTCTGCTGATTGATAGTGTCCTGAATCATACAGATGGTTTTACCACCGCCTGTGGGAACAATCACTTGACCCTTGTCGTATGCTGCAAGACGGTCCAGAACACGTTGCTGATGCGGTCGAAGGGTAACAGTCACGAAATAGGGGATGAATACCTGTGGACAGTATAACACACCTTGGAGCGCCTTGCAAGACCCTCTCAAGATGTTCACACAACTGGTACGATCAACAGCTGAGTAACTTTTATGATCCCGATTTTGCTGCCTTATGTGCTAATCCCAGCAGTCTGGTTCTTTCTGCTCCCTTTGGTGCTCTTCCATGAGTATCTGTAAATCCTTTAATCAATTCTGCTTTCTTTGCTTTCAGCTTAGCACTTCTATCTTTGTTTCTTGCTGATGCTCTCTCCTGTGGAGTCATGCCACCACCACCTTCATGTTTCCACTTACGATTAGTTCTTGATGGTTCTTTCTTGACTGTGGTTGACTTCGTTGACAATAGTTTTGTCGCTGCTTTTTCCTTGTCCTTAGAACTTCCTGATGAAGTTCCACCTTTCTCTCTTGCCTTTCTCTCCAAATATGCCTTGCGTTGTGCTTCCTTTGGACTCAGAGCTGCACTACCTCTTTCTTTTGTTGGTTGCTGTTGTGTTTGTGATTTTGGTTTCTGTTGCCCAGCATCTTTACGTCTTGCTGGTGATTTAGCAGGTTCCATCTTACCACCACCAACTGCCTTCATTCTGCGGGTCATTGATGCTGGTTGCTTACGATCTTTGCCAATAGTTTCGCCACCAGTTTTACGAATTTGTGAAGAACCCATGACATCCTTGTCATATACTTCAGTCATAAACTGCACGAATGTCTTCATTCTGCCTACAAAAAAATCTCCTACTATTTAGAATAGTAGGAGATTGGAGTGGGTGTTGCATCAACTTGACTTAATCTTTTACACCACTTCATGGTCTCTGCTTCTAGGTCAGAGTAGTGGAAACCCCGATGTTTATATTATATCACTCTTCTTCTTGCTGTTCTACCTTCTCCTTTACAATACGTGGACCTTTGAATACACGATCTGCTTCATAAAAGAAACTAACTCGTTCACGACGTGCTTGCAGTAGCATATCATATTGAAGTTGTTGATCTTTTGTGAATCGAAAGTCTTGACGACGCCAAGTCTCTTTCAGTTCATTCAAGTGTGGCAGCACGTTGACAGTTTCAGTAGGAAAGTTCATTTCAGTAGTCAATGTTAGAGTTGAGATAGTCTTTGATGTCAAACTTTTCCTCATCTTCGATAAGATCAGCAAGATCTTTTTCGATGTAGTCAAAGTTTACCAGTTCTTCGACTTGTTGTTCGGTCAAATAAGAATTCATGTGGTACGCGATTACAGTAATAGGACAATCAGGAGCTGAGTAACTTTTATTCAGTCAAATTACACAACCTCAACTTCACTTACTGAGACCTCTTCTTCGGTGGCATCAACTGTTGGAGCAGACTCTTGTTCTTCAATCATTGCAATCTTTTGTTTGATATCCTCAATAAGTGCAAGACGACGTTCAATACGTTCTTGAATCATTTGTGCTGCTACTTGATCCATTTTACGACGCTTTTCCATGATAGCAACACGACGCTGCTGTTTTGCCTCTTGACGATGTGACATAATTAGTCCTCAAATAGTTTGATGTATGATCTTGATTTAATAAATTTTAACTCATGCCAATAATAATTTTGGCAAACAATTAAAACATGATTTTTTCTATGATATGTTCCAGCATCAAGTTGATGTGGAAGTTTATCTGTGACTGCTATCTCAATAGTGAGATATTCATCTTCATTATCAATGTAGTAGACCCAACCTTCAACATTTTTTTGTTTCCAAATGACATAATCATCTAGGGTTGGTTTATACATTGTAAATAGCACTTTCTAACGGATTGAGATTAAGTTGCATCGCAGTATAGTTGCGAGTATTGTTAATATCTACCTCTTTTCCTACTTTATTTGAGTTGATGGGGGCATGGTAAGTCTTCGTAATGCTTCCCTTCCTTCCTCGTTTTGTCTTGACGAATCCCCAAATAGTCCGAACATCATCAGAAGTGTAAACATACTTACGGTGATCCCGTAACCAAATAGCAACCACATTCGTTTTGAAATTGGTTGCTTCGTAACTATATCCTTTTGGGGGTTGATGGGGGAAATCATGGGGCAGTTCGACAAGGTTCATCATCAATCAAGAAGGATTCAAACTCTGGATACATTGTAGTCGCAATATACTGTGCAAGTGCTTGTGTAGGTGACACTACATAAACCTCCACAGTGTATATGTACGGTTCATCTCCTGGTGTGTCTTGCATGGAGAGTTCCAATTCACATCTCCACACATTTCCTCTTTTGAGATGTTGATCCCAAGAGATAGTTGCATCAGGTTTCATTAGATTTTGAAGGCACAAATGGAGTTCTAGTTTTATTTTTGATTATGATAAATGCGTCTTTGTTGTTCTTGACGGTTCCTTTGGGTGATGACCACTTGGGATTGTAATCTTCGCCCACATCAATACCACTAACAGAGCGACCCCCAACCTCAACAACAACGTCATCATAGCACTCCCAATTCAACTCTGCAATCTGTTTTGTAAGTTTTTCTGTTATGCTTCTGATAATGGCTTTCGCTCTCCGATTTGTAATAATCAGATCAGAATCCATCACACTTTCTTCGGGATCAAGTTTACCAATCATGTCGTAAACTCCTCCACAATTTCAGAATCAAGATCTTCTGACAGTGCATACGTTGGTGCCTTCATGATATTTTCACGAAGACGATTGTAATGCCCCTCATTGAATCCCTCATCTCTCTCAACAATTAAGTCAAAACATTCGTCATCATTCTCTGCCACCACATTCCAAATGCCACCATATTCTGATGAAGGAAAGGGGACAAAGTGATTCACGATGTAGAAAAACTTCTGAGTCATCATTCTAAGTAAATTACTCCTTGATTTTAGATTGAGTTTGTTTTCTTGTCAACTGGTTGAGTTGACTTTGAAGTTCGGTTTTGATTGATAATAACTTGAAGTATAAAAACTGTTGACAGTCATTATCTGGAAGCAAGGCAGCGATTTCATCCACATGAAGAATGGCGCTCACCAATCTATCATGGTCAGTCACGATGTATAAAACTCCGCAAGAAAGTAATCTACATCGACGCCAAGTTGTTCAGATTCCTTAGCAACTTGTGACCAAAATTCAATCGAAACGGATTGGTCTATCAAACTTGTTGGTTTGGTATCCCTCTTTGATTGCCTGGATGATGATGTTGTCATAGGAATGAGAGTGCAGTGGTATATTTCTATGTAGAAGATAATCCTCACAATCCTCCGCAAGAGCTTCTTTTAACTCATGCGGAATTATTTCAAGAAAAGATCTGTCTATCATATCTTTTTCCTCGTCCAGTTTTTACAACCCCAGTCAGATGAAGTGGAGACAACAGATGACGGACATGGTTGATAAGTACCAAGTCCACCAATGCCATCACGCACACGAATTAACTTAGATTGTTTCTGCACTGTTCCACGTTTATG